GGGCGACCCGCCGCAAGCAAATCTTTGATTTGCGTTGCTCTCGCAATAGAGCATCCGCTGGTTGTGCTTCGCACCACCCTCATGAATAAGAAGATTATGCGGTGGAAGGCCGCCAGGAAGAGGATTAAGAACCGATGGAGGGCCGATGAGGGCATGATGGAGACACTACTTATCGCGGGCGCGTGTGTATTAGCTGTTTTTCTAGGTTTTTTGCTTCATTTGCGTTGGTCGATTCAATTTATTGCTGAACAATTTTTGATCCTTGACGAAAAAATAGCTCAAGCGTTGAAAAATACGATTGAAAACTTGCCAATTGGCGACGTTGAACCCGTAAATCCTATGCAAATGATGCTAATGCAAATTATTCAAGATAACATGGCAAAGAATCCAGCTAAATTAGTCGAAAGAGACGATAAAGGGTTATTTACCGCCAAAGACCCCGAGTGAGGCATGGCACGACGCAGAAAGAAGCGAACACGTAGAGGCCCGAGAGCAGCAAGCATCATTTCGATGATAGAATCTTACGCATACGCGAACTTATTGACAACAGGTCTGGCTGGAAATTCTCCGGTTGGATTCATTACCGGCGGTTCTGATATTTCCGTAGGTTCAGTTGCATATTCTGGCAGTACTGCGATGACTATTACAGGCGCAGAACAACTGACCCTAACTGAATTGATTACGAATCCAGGTATTGCTTTCGCTGGAATGCAATCTAACTTCATGAATAATTATCAATCAATGGCTGTGCAAGCGATTGGTATTGGTATCGGTTTTAAAATGGCCAAAAAATTGTTGAGAAGACCGATCAGTAACGTGAATCGCAACATCTTCAAGCCATTAGGAATAGGAGTTAAGCTCTGATTGAGGTGTTATCATGGCAACAAATACAGTTAACGGCGTTCTCGTTTGCTCGGATGGTACAAATATCCCACTAAAGGCAGAATTAGCCGAAGGAACCGAATCGGACTTAACCACAGATACAACCTATACAGTATCGGCCCAAAACGTTGGAGACTATGCACAGGGTAAAACCATCACTTCAGGTCTAGTTACTTGTGATAACGGCGTTGCCTACGCATACATTCTCCGTCAAGGTCTAGTGGCTGCAATTATTCCTGTCGGATTGAAGGGGGTTGCGTTTGAGGCTTCCCAACTCTGCGCCCCTTTCACCCTGCAAGCCGGAGACAAACTGCGCGTAATGAACAACACCGCCGCAGACCGTGAAGCCGCATTATGCGTTTACACCGCTTCTGGCGTATCTCGAATATTCGTAGTAACTCCAACAGGTGGAGCAACTAACGAACTTGTAGATCTACAGACATCTAACTCAATCGGAGACACACTTCAAGGTCAAACAGTCGTTAAGGCATTTTGCACAAGCGTTGATGGTTCAAAAATTGAAACACCTGGCGCGGTCGTTGTTGATGCTTTAGGAAACGTCGTTGGTGGTGTTCCAATGACTTCACCTGCCTCAATGCAACCATTGTTTAACTCATACCGCATTCCTGTAAACCTAAATTTCAAGGCACAATTCCTAACTAACGCGTGATGGTGAAAAAATGCCGAAGATGACTAAGGCCGCAGGGCGCAGAAGACTCAAAGAAATAATGAGCAAGGCCAAACGCCTGTTTATGGTTGGATATATTTCCACTAAGGATCTAGAAACCTTTGAGCGAATTTGTAAAATGAGAGAAAAACAACTGAAGTGAGAATATGCCGATTGAATCGCGGCCAGGATTTAGGCCACCAGGATTTTCTCCGCCTCAATCACCAATTCCTCCG